CGATCTCAACAATACCAATGGCGTAAATTTAAAACTGACCGGTAATGGCGCAACTACGCCGTCTAAGACGATCCGCGTCAGTAACGGCAATATGGAAATATTGAACGACGCGTACAGCGCGACGTTGCTTCGAGTAGTCGATAGCGGAGTTATTCAAATTCCTGCAGGCGGCGCTATGCGAATCGTGGCGACCACATACGCGACTATTCCCGCAGCAGCCACGGCGGGTGCGGGGGCGCAGGTGTGGATTACGGATTCCGGTACGGCGTACACGGGCGCGAATATCGGTACTATTATCAGCGCGGGCGGCGGTGCAAATCTCGCTCCATTGTACTCTGACGGCACTAACTGGCGAATTGGTTAAAACGGGGGATTGAAATGACTCTGGAACTCTCGACTGAAGAAGCACAGGCTCTCCTCAACTTCATCGACCTTGGCCTCAAGGCCACGGGTCTGGGTTCGGCGGAAGCGGCGGTGGTTCTGTCCAAGAAGATTCAGGACGCCGCGAAAGAAGCGGCTAAGGCGGCAGAATGAGCGTTACCTACACGACGAGCGTTACGTCCTTGGTCACCGTGCCGTCGCAAGACGGCCTGACGGATGTTGTCACTGCCGTGAACTGGCAGGTCTTGGCGACGGACGGGACGTACTACGCGCAGCAGTCGGGCACCGACGCGGTGGGGCCTCCCAATCCGGGCGACTTCACGGCGTACCCGAATCTGACTCAGGCACAGGTACTGAGTTGGATCCCTGACCCGTCCACAGCGGACGTGCAAGCGTACCTCGCGTCTAACATCGCCCTACAGGCCAACCCGCCTGTCGTGACCCTGCCACCGCCTTGGGGATAATCCGTGAGCGACCACAACGACACCATCAAGCACAGCCTAGATCTCGCTTTCGCTGCGGTAGTGGGCGGTGCGTGGTTACAGGTACTGCCGACGGTAACGACCCTCGTAGGCCTCGTGTGGTACCTGCTCCGGATCTGGGAGTCGGAGACGGTCAAGCAGTTGACGGGTAGACCCATGAGCAATCGTGACTGGATAGACACGATGCAGTTCCGCAGCCTGAGAAGGAAACAGGAGGGGGATAGAAATGGCGAGTAAGAAATGGATTCAGAAGGCAATCAAGCACCCCGGAGCGTTGCATGAACAATTACACGTTCCAAAGGGTGAAAAGATTCCTGCAAAGAAATTGGCTAAAGCCGCTGGCGCTTCAGGTAAGTTGGGCCAACGTGCGCGACTGGCCCAGACGCTTAAAGGAATGGGCAGTGCCGAGCGTAAGTAAGAAACAACACAACCTCATGGAGGCCGTGGCGCACAATCCCGGCTTTGCCAAAAAGGTTGGCATCCCACAGAAAGTGGGTAAACATTTCCATGAGGCAGATAAGATGAAACGTAAAAAATTTGATGAAGGTGGACAAGCCTCCAGCAAAGCCGACAAGGAATGGTGGAGGCATGGGAACCCCAGTGCGCCTAAGACGACAAAAGACATTCCGTCAGATGATTACGCTGATGCCTACGGGTTCGATAGCGCTTCGCAAGCGGGAAGTTATTTGTACGACAAAACTAAGAAGGCGCTTGGTCCGGGTATCGGAGACGCTTTAGGTTTTACCGTCGGTACGGTTGGCGCATTGCCAGCGCGTGGAATCAGTATGCTCTACCGTAAAGTGACGGGGCATACGCCTCCACCAAGATCTGACAACGAAGAATATAGGAAAGGTGGCAAAGTGAAACACGCAAACGAACTCCATGGCAAGGCTAAGGAAACGAAGTCGATTGCTAAGGAAGAAATGAAGGCCCTGAAGCGTGGTCACGCGCCGAAGGAAATCCTAGAACACGAAAAAGCGGAGCATAAGGCTATGGGCTACAAGAAGGGCGGCAAGATCGAAACCCCGAAGAAGGGTTTCGCGATGGCTGAGACCAAAGGTGGTCGCAAGCCACCGCACAGTAAGAAAGGCGAAGAAGGCGATACCAAACTCAAGGGTTTCGGTATGGGCAAGGGTCTCGGTAAGGGCCGTAAGGTCACCAAGGCGGCGACGCCGAAGGACGAGATGCCCCGTAAGGGCTTTGCCATGAAGAAGGGCGGTCACGTCAAGAAGCACGAGAAGCACATGGCGCGTGGCGGCATGGGCGCTCCGGCGCGTAAGCCGCATGTCCCGAAGCCTCCGAAGGCTGATCCGGCGGCGATCGCGGCCCTGATGGGTCCGGCGATGGGCGGCGGTGCCCCGGCTCCGGGCGCAGGTATGCCGCCGATGGGCGGGCCGACGATGGGTGCCAAGAAGGGTGGGCATATTAGCCATCACCATCATCACCACTACGCCAAGGGCGGTCACGTCAAGGGCGAGCACAAGCATGAAGACGGCATCGCCGAAAAGGGTCATACTCGCGGTAAGCAGGTGAAGATGGCCTCCGGCGGTCACGTCGGTTCCCACCCGTCTCGCCGTGCTGATGGCGCGGCCCACAAGGGACATACCCGCTGCAAGGTAGTGTGAGATGAAAGCGAAGGCGAGCAAAAAGCACGCGAAGCCTACCCGCCGAGCTAAAGGCGGGAAGTTTCACCACAAAATGAAGCGTCATTACGACGACGGCGGCGGTATCGACGTGGGTCCGATCGACATGGGTGGTCATATGCCCAATATCGATGACGCGATGTCGTTTAGCACCGCGTTTAAGTTGGCCCGTGCCGCGGGTAAACCGACGTTTCCGTGGCGTGGTAAGCGGTACACCACTCAGTTGGCGGGTGCGCAGCCTTCTGCGCCTTCCGCTGCCGCACCCTCGGCGGCTCCCGCTGCCGCACCCTCGGCGGCTCCGATGCCCCCACCGTCGCGCACGACAGGTCCGGGTATGGACATCAGTGGCACGGCCCCTGACGTCTATGGGCGCAGCAGTACAGATCCGTTCAGTATGCGACCGTCTGTAAATCCCGAGGAATATAGTCAGCAAGCCCGGATGGAAGGCACGCTTGGGCGACTGGGCACCCTTGGTGCCGCTGTCGCAGGGCCGGAAGCCTTGGGCGCGGAAGCCGGTGAAGGCTTCATTGGAAAAGAAGGGCTTACTGCTCTAAAGGCCCTCAAGAAACGTGGGCAGTTGGCGCGCAACCTCGGTAAAGCGACCGAAAAGTCACTCCCACACGCCGAAGCGGCTTCGGGTATGTGGAATGACGAATTCGGTCTAGGCATCAAGCGCGGCGGTAAGATCAAAGCCCACAAGTACGCCGCTGGCGGTTCTATTCGTGGCGGCGGCTGCGAATCGAAGGGCAAAACGAAAGGTTCTCATCGTTAATTAGGAGATTGAAATGTCGAAGCACGGTCATCACGAACATCACGGTCATCTCAAGCCTCATCATTCCAAGGGTCATCACGGTCCGCACGGCTCGCACGAGCATGCGACTCATGAGCATCACCCGAAGCATCATGAGCCGAAGCACCACACCCATCACATGACGCCGCACCACATCCACCACTCGCACGGTGGTCATGTGGATACGCACTTGCATCACCGCGAGCATATCCTCAAGCACTTCCACGGGAAGTAAGTGATGTTGTCTTCACGGGGCATGGGTGCCATAAATCCCAGTAAAGTCCCTACCCCCCGTACTGGGAGGAAGGTCCATGCCCCCGTGAAGGCTTGTTGTTCAGGTGGGAAGATGGCGAAGGGTGGGTTGGCATGGACTCGCAAGGAAGGCCAGAACCCGAATGGCGGCTTGAACGCTAAGGGTCGGGCGTCCTACAACAAGGCACACGGAGCGCACCTCAAGGCTCCGCAACCGGAAGGTGGCCCTCGTCGGGATTCGTTCTGTGCCCGGATGAAAGGCGCGAAGCGTAAACTGACGAGCAAGAAGACGGCGAACGATCCGAACAGTCGGATCAACAAAAGCCTACGGGCGTGGAAGTGCTAAATGACCGCTACACTGTCTGGTCTTACGACGTTTAATCCGAACCTCAACGACGTTGTTGAGGAGGCGTTTGAGCGTTGTGGCGCAGAGTTACGCTCGGGTTATGACTTGCGTACGGCTACGCGCAGTCTGAATCTGCTATTCATGGACTGGGCCAATCGCGGCGTCAATCTGTGGACGATGGATCTGTCGTATCAACAGGTGCTGACCCCCGGCGTAGCGACGTACACGATTCCCGTGGACACGGTAGATCTGCTCGACCATGTGATCCGTACAGGGTCTGGGACGACGCAGCAGGACATCAACATCACGCGCATCTCCAGTTCGACCTACCTCATGATCCCGAATAAGAATGCCACGGGGCGTCCTATTCAAGTTTGGATCAATCGGTTGAGCGGTCAGACGGCGGCGGGTGGTAGCAGCACGACGTATCAGCCCACGATCACGGTCTGGCCTACGCCAGACAATTCTACGACGTACACGTTCGTAGCAACGCGGCTGCGGCGTATTCAGGATGCGGGAACAGGTCTCAACATTCAGGACATGTCGTTCCGGTTCTGGCCCGCGATGTGTTCGGGTCTGGCCTACTACTTGTCTATGAAGATCACCGGGGCTGAGTCACGTACGCAGGTTCTTAAGATGGCGTACGACGAGGATTGGCAACGCGCGGCAGACGAAGACCGCGAGAAGGCGGCGATTCGATTTGTTCCCCGTGAAACATTCTTGCGGTGATCCATGCCGAATCGGTTTTCATCTGGCAAGTTTTCGATCGCCGAGTGCGATCGATGTGGGTTCCGGTACAAGTTGTCGGAACTCAAGAACCTTGTCATCAAGACGAAAAATGTCAGTATCAAGGTCTGTCCGTCGTGTTGGGATCCGGATCACCCGCAGTTGCAGTTGGGTCTGTATCCGGTCAACGATCCGCAAGCGGTGCGAGAGCCTCGCAAGGACATTAGTTACTACACCGCGACAAGCGTAAACGGCGGTGACGGTGGTAGCCGTATCTACCAGTGGGGATGGAATCCGGTCGGGTACCGGACATCGTTTTTGCCTGAGACGCCTAACGATCTAATCGGCGTCGGTGGCGTGGGTACGGTTACTATAGCGTTCTCCTAGGAGAGTTAGATGAAGAAGCACGACAAGCATCACGACGGCAAAAAGCACATGGCGGCGGGTGGTGTCACTGGCGAAGCCATGAAGAAGTATGGGCGCAATCTCGCCCGTGCGATGAATCAGAAAGCCGCGTCGCATAAGAGCGGCGGTCGGGGGCGGTAATGAGCAACAAATGGCAGGATTTTAAGTATTTCGGGTGGGATGAACCGAACCCCATCGGGAAGTACAAGCAGCCTATGAAGAACCCTCGGTTCACCGACGGTCAGGGCTACGAGTCTGATGAACTCGACCGCATGGGCACCAAGACCTACGGTCGTTGGGTGCGCCCGTTGAACGGCGACAAGAAGGAACGCCTTGAGATTCGTGGTTGCAAGAACACGACTCGCGGCAAGCACTTCTACGAGGATCACCAAGAGCGCGATCAGGTTCGTACTAAGGCTCGTCCGGGCAAGCACGAGGACTGATAGACCATGCAGGTCATCTACAGCACGTCGTCGTCTGCGACGAACAACTTGTACACGATGATTCAGAACTACTGTGAATCGTCGGAAGCGTCGTTCGTTGCGAACATACCGAACTTTGTACAGTTAGCGGAAGAGCGGATCTATAACTCTGTTCAGCTTCCTGTCATCCGACAGAACGCGACGGGTACGATGACTGCGGGCAATCAGTACCTCCAGTTGCCTTCCACGGTCGGCGGTGTGCCGGTGTCTTGGCTGTCGATCTTCTCGGTCGCGGTCATTAACCCGAACAACATCGCGGGTAACATCAGTCAGGCGTTCTTGCTCGACAAGGACGTGAACTTCGTTCGCCAGTCGTATCCAGACCCTACGATCACCGGTACGCCGCAGCACTATGGCGTGTTTGACTCCAGTACGCTGATTCTTGGCCCTACGCCGGATCAGAACTACGCGGTCGAGATGCACTACTACGGTTACCCTGCGTCCATCGTGACGGCAACCAATACATGGTTGGGCAATAACTTCGGTGAAGTATTGCTGTACGGTGCGGTGCGTGAAGGATACGTCTACCTGAAGGGTGAGACGGACATGGCACAGAAGTACGACCAGATGTATCAGGAAGGCATGGCGCTGCTCAAGCAGCTTGGCGATGGCAAAGACCGTCAGGACGCGTATCGTTCTGGTCAGGTCAGGGTTAAGGTCACATGAGTGGTATCACGCAATGTATGACCACCTCGTTCAAGGTGGACTGTTTGGGCATCGTGTCCAACGCCAAGATCGCGTTGTACTTAGTTGCCAATGGCGCGGCGTTAGATGCGACCACGACAGCGTACACCGCAACGGGCGAGACCACGGGTACCGGCTACACTGCCGGTGGACTCGCGTTGACCATAGGCACAGCGCCGACATCTAGCGGTACGACGGCTTATTTGGGCTTCAATAACGTCTCGTGGCCCGGAGCGTCGTTCAGCGCGGACGGCGCACTCATCTATAACTCGGTGACGGGACACTCTATCGCCGTGTTGAACTTCGGCGGTACCAAGACCGTTACGTCGGGTACGTTCACAGTACAGTTCCCCGCTGCCGCACCGGGGACTGCAATCGTTCAAATATCCTAGGGGTAGGCTATGAGCAGTAAGCGTTCTAAAGAGGGTTATCTGATCATCGACCATCGGGCAACAGAACCTGTTCCTGATGAAATCATGGTAAAAGACGGACTTCCTCCCGGTTCCGGTCGTGGAGTGTTTGAGTCTGCAACGTATACGTGTTCGCATTGCCAATATGTAGTAGTGCTAAACCCTAACCGTACTCGGGAACGCGAGTACTGCCGTGGTTGCGACAGTTATATTTGTGACGGTTGCGGACTACTTAAAAAGAATGGCGCTCCGTGCAAAACGTACGCGCAAGTTATAGACGAGGCTCATGAGGCCGCGTTGAGATTAACAAATTCTGGTTTGATTATTTCTTAAGGAGATTTGCAATGGCTAAGTATTCAGCCCAATACTCTTCGGTTCCTTTTGCAGTTACGGCCCTTGGTTCGAGTATCAGCACGACTGGTACTAATGCGTTTATGGCGTTGATCGGCGGTGTTGCTACCGGCGGCCTCAAGGTCAGCGAGATCTACATGGGTGGTGAAGCCGCTTCATCCTCGCAGGTGGCTTCGATGGCGTTTAGTCGCGCGACCACGCTTGCTGCGACTCTGACCGCAGGTTTCGCGACCATCATCTTAACGGATATTTTTGCGTCCCCGCCCGCGACCGCTCCTTCGGTGGGCACTCAGTGGACTACGACGACGGCTCCTGTCGCTAGCGCTAACGCACTGCTCCACTTGTCGTTCAACGCGTACGGCGGCATCGTGCGTTGGGTGGCATCGCCTGATCAAATGATTACGGCGTTCGGTACGGCGGCGTATACCAACGGTACGCAGGGTACGGGTGGTGAACTTATTTTGACGCAGATTGCGGGTACGGCTTCGACGATCTCGGGTCATATTCTGTTCGAAACCCTGTAAGAGGAGAACGCCGTGGCAGCAAACGGGTTAATGTACACGGCGTCGTTCAACGCCACGTCTGGTTTTGCGGGCGGTACAGTACAGGATCTTTGGCAGATCACTGCTTCTGCCACGGCATCCATCCTCATCCATTCGTGGCGCGTCACGATGCTCCCGGTGATTACATCGGGCGTGGCGCAGGACTTGCGGTTCAATCTTCAAATCCTTACGCGTTCTGGTACGGCGGGTACCGGCGGTACAGCGGTTACTCCTGTTCCGGTAAACAAACGCAATACGGTAACGGCTACTTCAGTATGGACTCGTAACGTAACTGCTGTAGCTACTGCGGGTAGCATTATCTCCAACGACTACGTATCAGTCGTTGTACCGTACGAACGTGTCTATACGCCGGATCAGCGTATCGTGCTTCCGGCTGCGGCGTCGGGATCGTTCCTTTCGTTGTATATGCCTACACCTCCGGGCGCTACAGTTGTTGGTTGGTCAACTGAAGTCTATTTCGAAGAGATCTGAGGGTATGTCATGGGCGCGGCAAATGGTTCGATGTATGTCGCGTCCTTTGGGCCTAACGTCATTCAGGCTGTTGCTCAAGACCTGATACAAATCTATCCATCGACAAATGACGCGCAAACCACTGTCATTCATTCGTGGAAGTTGACCGTAGTTCCGTTAGATAAGTCGGGCGTAGCTCAAGATGACCGCATGACTTTGCAAGTCGTGCGGCGCAGCACCCTGTCAACAACGGGCGGTGCAGTTGGGTTTTTGGGAACGCAATTTATTACACCCACTCCGTTGCAGCCTAAATCGGGCACGGCGGTGACTAACGTAGAAACTAACTTAAACGTACTGGGTACGTTAGGTTCAGTGATTGAGTCTGACACTGTGTCGGTGATGTATCCGTGGTCGCGTACGTACCGCGAAGATCAACGTATACCTATCGTAGCGGATGATGGTGTGACTTATCCGTCTCTGCCCGTTTGCTTATATTTGGCTACGCCACCCAGTACGTGGTATTTGATGAGCGGCGAAGTTGTCTTTGAAGAATTGAGCACGTAACGATGGCAGCCGTTACGTTTGTCCGATCTACCGCAGGATCGACAACCACTTCAGCAACTTTAACGCTTACCGTTACAGCGCCTACAGTCGGTGATTACCTTGTTGTCTCGGTGTTCGGCACGACATCGAACTCAACGGGGCCGCTCAACGCGGACCTTTCTACCGCAACGGTTACCGATAACGCGACGGGTGGAACAAACACCTACACGCGACAAACGGCGCTGTATAACAACACCGTTGATTCGGTCAGCAACTTTGACTCGGCGGGTATCGCGGTCTTTCTGGCCCCGGTATCGCGTACCAACGCAGGTACGTTCACCGTCACGATCACAACGTCCATTAACACGACTGCCAACAATGGGTACTCGGTTGGTGCGGTCGTATCGGAATGGTCAGGCGTTGCAGGCTCGGAAGGGTTCTCAACCCTCAATGCGTTAATCACAAACCCTCATGGATACAGCGCGTATCCCACGTTGACTGCAACACTTCCCGGTGATGCGCTTGTCACTAGCCAAGTATCAAGCGGCGATACGGCGGCGGCGTTTACGCAGGGCTTGGGCATCACAAGTGTCTTTTCCTCATCCGGTACGTCGGTTGAGTACGTTTCCGTTACCAATGCTCGGCAGGTCAACGGCACGTTCCTGTTCTCGCCTGTCAACGATCCGAGCGGCGGCACGACGTTTGTGGGTATCGCGTTACTGCTCAAGTCCACCAACACGGCGGTAGCGTCTGTTGCGGGGCATAACGTCGAGTTCTCGCCGCGCGAGTTCCCGTTACAAGCCTACGATGCTTGGAACGGCTTCCCACGCCCCCCGGCTACCTATAACGGGTTGATGTTCAATCGTACGGCGGCAGCGGCCCCCGCTACGGTACCGATACTGCTTCAGGGTAAGGATTTTCAGAATCCTATTGTACGCCCGCCTCCGGTTTACGTGCCGCCCGACGTACTTACGGTACGCAAGATCTCGGCTCCGTTTAACCAGACCGACTGGCAAAACCCTGTCGTATCCAGAGCCTCGGCGGTAGTCCATGCGTTTGCAGGGTCTGTACTGACTCTACTGGCCGTAACGGCGACGCCCGTACCGTTTACGCTCAGAGCAAAAGACCTACCCAATCCGATTACTCGTATTGCGGCGCAGCAGGACGTTGGGTCTAACAACACGATCCGGCAAGTCGCGCCGCCTGTCCCGTTCAAACCGGTAGACCTGCCGAACCCGATCACTCGGGTTTCACCTCTCCCCGTACCGCCCGACTTCTTAACCATCCAGAAGATCGCAGCGCCGTTCGGGCAAACCGATTGGGCTAATCCAGTCACGCGCACCGCCGCGCAACAGGATCCGGGAGCGAACTACACGCTCCAACAAAAGGCTCCTGTACTTGCGCCGCCGTTCAAGCCCGTTGACCTGCCTAACCCGATCACGCGGCTCTCACCCCTGCCAGATTCGCCCGATTTCATGCGGTATCTGGCGGTACCGGGGCCGTTTAAGCAATCGGATTGGCTCAACCCGATCACAAGGATCTACCCGCAGCCTGACGTTCTGCCTAATACAACTATTAGGCAAGTTGCTCCAGTCCTAGCCCCGTTCGTACCGGCGGATCTTCCAAACCCGCTTACACGAATTGCGGCGCAACCTATCCCGCCGGACTTCCTGACGATTCGGTCGATCTCGGCTCCGTTTAACCAGACGGACTTCCCGAATCCGGTTACACGAATTGCGGCGCAGCCGGTACCCCCAGACTTCTTAACTCTGCAAATTTTGAGTCCGCCAACGCGGATGACGGATTGGCCGAACCCGACTACGCGGGTGCCGCCACAGCATGAGGTCGGGGCGAATTACACCCTGCGGCAAATAGCACCGGCAGCGCCGACACCGTTCAAACCGGCGGATTTGCTGAATCCGTTTGTTCGTGTTGCAGCACAGCAGGACGTTGGGGCGAACTACACTCTCCGACAGGTCATAGCCCCGACTCCGTTCAATCAGACCGACTGGCCCAACCCGCAGTTCCGGGCACCGCGCGGCATCACGTTCGATCCCGCGTATCTGCAACCGCCCCCGTTGGTCATCGTACTTGTCACAGGCGTATCAGGTTTTGGTACAATCGGGCAAGTTTCGATCCAGATCACGCAACTCTGGAATCCGGTCAATGACTCTCAGACTCCCAACTGGGGTGTACTGCCGGATACACAGACGCCGAACTGGATCCCGGTCGTTGACGCACAGACCCCCGGATGGACTGTCGTTAGCGATCCGCAGACGCCAAACTGGACTTCAGTTAGCGTCGCGCCGACAACTGCTTGGACAACGATCAGCGACGCGCAGACTCCGAACTGGGTAGCCGTCAATGATACGCAAACGTCGAATTGGGTTGCAGTTACAAATTCGCAGACTCCCAACTGGGCTGCTGTCGGGGATACGCAAACGCCAAATTGGTCAGCGGTCAACAGCACAGCACCTCAGTATCTGCTACTTGAGAACGGCAACCGGATTCAATTAGAGAACAGCTCTGGTGATATAACGCTAGAGGGTTCTCAGTGGACTTCGGTTAACGACGGGCAGACTCCAAACTGGAAGTGATCAATGGCTAGTACCTACTCCCCCAATCTTCAAATCACCCTGATGGGTACTGGCGATCAGTCAGGAACATGGGGTGCCACGACCAATACCAATCTGGGTACCGTGATCGAACAAGCCATCACGGGTGGCGGTTCGTTTGCGTGTTCGGGCGGTACGGATACGATCCCTGCCATCAGTCCGGGCGTATCGTCCACGGCGCGGAACATCTATCTCACGTTGACGGGTACAGGCGGCGGCACAGTGAACTGCCCTGCGGTCAGCAAGTTGTACTTCGTCTACAACAGCACCGCATCTGCCATTACGTTCAAGACAGCTTCGGGAACAGGTATCAGCGTTCCGACGGGCGCGACCTACGCGCTGTACTGTAACGGTACCAACGTTGTTAACGCGATCTCAGCGAACTCCGTTGCCGCTGTATCTTCTGCGGCCCCTAGCGCGACGATTGGCCTTACGACGGTCACGGGTTCCGCGATCACGTTCATGACTTCAGACTCGGCTCCGGCCTTGAGTCAGGCGATCACGCCAACATGGACTGGCGCTCACATCTGGAGCGCAGCGGTCACGTTCAACAGCACGGCGTCCTTTACGGGCGCAGTGACGTTCAGCAGCACAACGACTCCGACGATCAACGACGGCGCAGGTAACCAAGTCGCTGTGGGCTTCCGGGGTATGCCCCAAACCACGGGCGCGGGTACGCAGTATCAAGCGGCGTTATCGGATCGCAGTAAGTACGTGCTGAACACGGCGGGTGGTCTACTGATCGTTGCGGCTCCGTACCTAACGGGGTCTAGCGGTAGTACGGGTACGTGGGCTACGGACAGTGTGATCAGCTTCTACAACAATTCGGCGTCGGCGCAGACTATTACGGCGGGTACGGGCGTAACGCTACAACTTGCCAATACGGCTACGACGGGTAACCGGACGGTGGCTGCACACGGCTTCTGCACGTTGGTCTGCGTCGTTGGCGGCTCTAATCCGACATTCATTTGCATGGGACCGGGGGTTTCGTAATGGGCGCTATTCTCAATGTGATCGCTTCTAGCGGTGGTGGCGGTTTTACGCCGCAAACTGTTCCTATTACAACGACAGGCTCGTTCACTCAAGCGATCCCCACTGGCGCGACCAATATGGTCATTGAAGTCTGGGCCGGTGGCGGTGGCGGTGGCGGTTACGATACGAATGGTACGAATCCCGGCGGCGGTGGCGGTGCGGGTGCGTATGCCATTACTGCAACCGCTTACAACGTCAGCACGGCGTCGGGGCAGACAATTGTCGGTTCGGTTGGTGCGGGTGGTTTGGGTGGCGCGTCAAATCTTAGCGGCGGTAATAACGGCTCAATCGGAACGTCGTCGCTCATCAATACATCGGGAACTTACGCAAGCATCAATGCGATTACTGTTAACCCCGGAAATTTTGGTAACAAGGGATCGGTAGGAACAGGTGGTACCGGTGGTACAACAACAACCGCAACCAACTGGACATCGACGGCAGGTGGTAATGGACAGCCGGGAACAACAACAGGAGCGGGTGGTATTCCTGTTACCGGTGTACATGGAGGCCCTTATGGCGGAGGCGGCGCGGGTGGCACGGGTACAGGTACTGCGCCGTCCGGATCTAACGGCGCTGTGGTGTTTTACTTCTACTAAGGAGTTCGCATGGGACTTTTTAAGTACATTCAGAATGCCCCTAAGTTCTTCGAACTCTTCAAAGAGGGCAAAGAAGTTGCTGATCCTGCGACTTGGAAAAATAGGACGATTGCAACCAACGCAATCCTTGCGCTCCTTGGCACGGCCCTTGGCCTTGCCAAGGTTTTTGGTTTCAACGTGAGTTTAGACAGTGACACCACACAGAATCTGGCTGCGGGGGTTGTTGCTATCGTCACTGCTGCTAACGCAGTCATGCACACAATTACGTCAGCAAGGGTTGGCGTGTCATCCAACAGCGGGGGTAGTACCGCCGAAGGACAGTCAGACAACGTTAGTAAGCCTCCAGAAGGCTGAGTTCGATATTGGTTTTTCGTGCAAATTAACAGAGGACTGAACAATGAGTTTTTTCAATACGCTTGAGCAAGACGTTGCGGCTTTGGGTAAGTGGTTCAACGGCAATCCGGTTGGCGTGGCTATCGAAGCCGACTTCCGTGCGGCGATTGCTGAACTGCAAAGCATCGCGGTCGCTGATCTTGAGAACGCGGTCAAGGTGATCGGTTTGGCTGCGCTTGGCGGTCTCGCCACGGGTGGCACGGCGGGCGCTATCGCTGCGGGCATAGCCTCGGCTCAGACTGAGTTCAAGACCGTCGGTGTGGACATCTCGACCAAGACGATCAACACGCTCGTCAGCACGGTTGTGAATCAGGTCTCGGCCCAGACCACTCCGGCTCCGGTGGTGGCTCCGTAATGATGCACCGTATGAATGTCAGTCCAAACTGCGCGGCAATCACCAAGCAGTTTGAGGGGTGTAGGCTGGAGGCATATTTATGCCCCGCTGAAAAGTGGACGATTGGCTATGGTCATACGGGGCCAGATGTTTATGCGGGACTGAAGATAGATCAGGCTCGTGCTGATCAATTATTGATGCTGGACCTGCTGACCGCACAGAGTACCGTCAACAATTTGGTTGAACCTCAGATCAGTCAAAATCAATTCGATGCTCTGTGCGATTTTGTTTTCAATTGCGGATCGGGCAACTTCAAGACTTCGACTCTACTGAAATTGATTAATCAGCAGAAGTTTGATGAAGCAGTGTTGGAGTTCGCCAAATGGAATAAGGGTGGCGGTAAGGTGCTTCCGGGCCTGACCAAACGCCGCGCTGCTGAAGCCGCGTTGTTTTCTAAGGTGTAACGATGCCACTCGTCAAACTGCCGTTCACGCCCGGGGTCAACAAAGAAGTCACGTCGTATTCTGCGACGGGGATGTTCTTCAATGCTGACAAGATCCGGTTCCGTTCGGGGTTTGTCGAGAAGATGGGCGGCTGGAAGAACGCGTACCCCGGTGCTACGTTCAATGGCGTTGCCCGTACGCTGCTGACGTGGGTGACCTATGATGGTTACACGCTGACGGCGATTGGCACCAACCAGAAATACTACGTGCAGTATGGCGCGGTCTACAACGACATCACGCCCCTGCGTACCGGTACCCCGGCGTTGGCTAGCAATCCGTTCACGACGAACGGTACCAATAGCCTGATCACGGTCAACGCGCCGGGGCATGGCGCGAGTCCCGGGTCGTACGTTACGTTCTCGGGCGCGACGGCGGTGGGCGGGTATACCGTCACTGGGCAGTACGAGATCATCTCGACGCCGGACGGCAATACGTTCACGATCAACGCGTATCCCACCGTGCCCACGGCGGCGACGGGTGGCGGTACTCCCACTGCGGTGTACGACATCAATGCCGGAGGCAGCACCGTCACGGCGTCCACAGGTTGGGGCGCGGGCGGTTGGAGTTTGGGCGGATGGGGATTAGGCACTAGCGCGACGGTCAACATCCCCTTGCAGTTGTGGTCGCAGTGCAATTTCAATCAAGATCTGGTTTTCTCGCCGACGTCGGGGCAGATCTATTACTGGCCTTGGGCGACGGGCGGCGGCTCGCTCACCACACCTGCCGTGACTCTGGGAGCTTATGCGGCGACTCAGGTCAAAGGGACGGCTAACGTCACGGCAGTAACCACTGCCGGTACGTCCATCACGGTGGACAATTCGTTCTACATCACCTCGGGCGCGACGGTTACCGTCATCACGAACACGAGCGGTACTGCGAGCGTCCCTGCGGGAACCTACGTCACGACCGCGTACACAAACGGGTTTGTTGTCACGCTAAGCAACAACGTGACGGTCGGCGTCGGTGATGTTCTGGGTTTCAGTTACGCGGGGTACTCGGTACCCAATCAGACCAATAAGATTTTCGGTTCCAGTACGCTTCAGTTCACCATCGCGTTGGGCGCGAACCCGTATGACCCGACGAACTTCAACACCGCGTTTAACCCCATGTTGGTGCGGTGGTCGGATCAATCCAATGCGTACGAATGGGTGCCGCAGACGCAGAACCAGTCGGGTGAGACGCCGTTGTCGAACGGATCGTACCTGATCACAGCGGTTAACAACCGTCAGGAAATTCTGGTCTGGTCGAACACGACCTTGTACTCCATGCAGTACGTTGGTCCGCCGCTGATCTTTTCGTTCACGATCCTCCAAGACAACGTGTCGATCATCTCGCCCAACGCGGCGGTGACCATCAACAACATCACGTACTGGATGGGTCTGGATCGGTTCTATATCTACACCGGTAGCGTTCAAACCCTGCCGTGTAGCCTCAAGCGCTACGTTTATAGCAATCTCAACTACAACCAACTCAACCAGATTGTCTGCGGCTTCAATGAAGGCTTCAACGAAATCTGGTGGCACTACCCGTCCAAGAACAGCACGGTCAATGACTCGTACGTCATCTTTAACTACTTGGACAACTGTTGGTACGACGGTACGATGAACCGTACGGCGTGGCTCGACTCGCAGTATCAGCAGTACCCACAAGCGGTATTCAGCCTACAGCAGTCTTATTTGAGTCAGGCGTTGACTACGTCGAGCACCTCCATACAGGTGCTCAATGCGTTTGCGTATCCCACATCGGGAACGATCACTATCGATAGCGAACTGATTGCTTACACGAGCAACTCGAACAACACGCTGTTGGGTCTCACGCGCGGGCTTAACGGAACGACGGTAGCCGCGCACAGCATCTACGCGCCTGTGGTCTATGGCATTCCGAATCAGATCGTGTTCCACGAGAACGGTCTGGATGACGGCACTCCGGCGACGGCGCTGCCGATTTATTCGTACATCGAATCTGCGGACATTACCCCGGGCGGGGACGGCGACAAGTTCGTCTACATGTGGCGCATCGTGCCGGACGTAACGTTCACGAACTCGACGGCATCCAGTCCTGTCTTGTACATGACTGTCGAGCCTCGGCAGAACTCAGGCTCTGCCTATACGGCGTCTGTCGGCGGCAACGCCACGGACGTGATGAGTGTCGTGAACACTGCGCTCCCCACGGCCCCCACATACACTTATCCTGTGGAGCAATACACGGGTCAGGTCTATACCCGAGTTCGTGGGCGTCAGTTTGCGTTCAAAGCCTATTCACAGGATATGGGCGTCATGTGGCAGATGGGCGCGAATCGGTTTGACGTTCGTCCGGATGGGAAACGCTAATGTCGTCTATCACGCCTACCAAAGCGCCCAGTATCCCGGTACCGTCTGGGACGGTGGATGCGGCGTACTTTACGATGATCAGTAACGCGCTGCGCTTGTACTTCGGTCAGGTGGACAACGCGACAGGTCAGTTGACGGACGCTGCGAATACGACGTCGGTGCAGCAATGGCTTGATGGGGGATGCTACTGATGTCGAACTTCCAGAACATTGTTCCCAAGCGTTTGGCGCAAGCTGCCATGACCACGGCGTTCGCGTCGATCTACACCGCGCCCGTAAACACGCGGACGTTCGTCAAAGACATGGACATCTGCAACACCAACGCATCAAGCGTCACGGTGTCGGTCTGTCTGGTGCCGTACACGGCAACGAACACGGTGGGTACGCCCGGAGTGAACAACGCGATCCTGTACAACGTGGCAATTCCTGCCAACAGCACGATGCAGTGGACGGGGTCTCAGATCATGAACGGCCCTGCCAACAACACCCAAGCGGGTGACATCATTGCGGTCAAGGCCAGTACGACGGGCGTGACTATCACCGTGTCGGGAGGCGAAGCGACGTGAGTCTGAATCTATACCCTCCGTTTGCGGGTAGCACTGAGTCGAGCCTTGCGGCTCCTTGGTACATGCAGGTCTCGCGTGGCCTCGTGCCGGGATGCTCGGTCGTCAATATCTACGGCTACCAAGGCGCGTTACCCAACAGCACGGGCGCTACGTTTTACCCAGTGTGGGAGAACACTACGCAGTACACGTACCCTGCGTCAGCGGCGCAGGTGTTGCTCTGGAGTTCGTCAGCGTCGGATACGGCGGTGCAGGTTCTGATCAACGGGCTGGATTCCGGTTACAACGCGATCTCAGAGACACTTACGCTGACCAACGGCATGACGGGTGTTACTTCCGTCAATTCATACCTGCGGATCAACGGCATCTCAGTTACCGGAACGGTCAATGCGGTAGGTACGCTGAACGTAGGCAACTCGGGCAAGACGCTCCAGTACGCTGAGATCAATGCCGGATACGGCAAGAGTCAGATGATGATCTACACCGTGCCGAACGGGTACACGTTCTATCTGACGCGCTCTAACGCGTACTCAAGCCTCAACGGTAACACGGCAGGTAACTACTCGTTCTATCGCGTGTACACGCAATCCAGTACGGGCCTGATTCAGATTCTTCTTCAGGCTCCGTTCACGAACGAATACGGGACGCTTCGCGTTGCGCCCCGTGCCTATACGCAGAAGACCGACATCCAATGGCAAGCGGCGGGAGAGCCAACATCTGGCTCATTCCAAGTCGGCATCGGTGTCGAAGGCATCCTCATTTCTAATACAGCGGTGTAACTATGTTCAAACCAATGGCTCATCACCCGCACAATATGGCTAGTGGCCTCGCCTCGTTGGGTCGTGGCGGTGACTCCATGCTTGTGCATATGTCCCCGGGAGAAGTGCAGAGTCTGCATCAATTGGCAACGTTGGCGGGGGGTGGAATCACGACCAATCCGCGCACGGGCCTACCCGAAGCAGGGTTCTTGTCGTCTCTGTTGCCGATGCTTGCCGGTGGCCTCGCCACCGTTCTGTCGGGCGGTACCCTCGGCCCTCTAGCGCTCATGGCCCTGCAAGGCGGCGCAGGTTTGGCGGCGGGTGCGGTGAAGGGTGATAAAGGTATAGGGTTAATTGGGGACGTATTTAGCGGCATTGGTGGCGGCGGCCTCGCTAGCGGGGTAGAAAATTTAGGCGCTAGCGCCGCGAGTCAGACCGCCGCCACTTCCGCGCTCGGTGACCAAACGGCAGCGGCGAATGCCGCAGCGCAAGCCGCTTCAGATGCTCCCGGCGCAATCATGTCTCAAGTTCCCAATGCGGCTACCGTGGGAGACGTTGCGCCTAGCGCGGCAACAAATTCCGCGATGGGTAATTTGGCAGAGATGAATACCCCCGGCGCAGCGGGTCGATGGGCGGCGATGAAAGCAGGTATGAGCGCGCTCGGCCCCGGCGGAAGCGCATCGGGTCTCGGCTTCCTTCAATCCAACGTCGGGAACATCATGAAGGCCGCGGCCCCCGCTTTGATGGGGGGATTAAGTGGAGGCACGTCCAACTTGCCTACGAGTAAGGCGGGGCCGTACTACAACACAACTTTCACGGGCAAAATGACGTATGGCCCCGGTGGACAACCCCTCTACAGTGGATCCTACAGCCCCGGTTCGTGGTCTACGAATTACATGGGTCAGGGATATCGCCCTTCGGTGGGTGCCGGTCAGAATACGTCTAAGGGTCCGTTGGGTTCCTTCGAGAACCCTTACAGTGGTATCACGACGCTCTACCCCACCTACGATCCGAATACAGGTTTGCCAACGGGTCAAGCCCCGGGAATGAAGCGCGGCGGGCACGTTCATCACTACGCCGCGGGCGGTGCCTCGGTTCCGTCAAGTACGGGGCAGCAGATGTTGGACGCTCTGAAGCAGAACTTTATCCCGGCACAGGGTACGGATCAGGCTGCGCTTCAAGCGATGAATCAACAGTTCGCGGCTTCAGCGTCGGCTCCTCGTCCGGCCCCTGCCGATCCTACGGCGAACAACGCCTACCTATCCGCTTTGGCAGCTACGCCGTATAACCCGAATTGGGCGGGGCCGACCCCTGCCCCGACTTCGACCTCGACGCAGTCATCGACTTCGACGCCTTCATCGTCATACGTCCCCGCTGCAATGTTCTCTACGAATGCTTCCGGCAATACGTCGGTTCTGCCGCAGTATACCTATGACCCGACTACGGGTACGTATACGCAGGTGGCTTCGAGCGGTGCGGGCGATATTCGCGGTGGCGGATACAACAGCGATATTTTGTCGGGACGCAAGGCAAACTTCGCGGGAGGGGGTTTGGCGGACCTCGCGCCAACCTACGCTGCCGGTGGTAAGCTGTTAACAGGTGATGGCGATGGAATGTCCGACTCGATTCCGGCTGTCATCCACGGGCCGAAGCCACAACGCGCTGCTCTCGCTGATGGTGAGTTTGTGGTTCCGGCGGATGTCGTCTCACATCTCGGCAACGGTTCGACAAGTGCCGGGGCCAAGAAACTTTATTCGATGATGAACAAAATTCGACTTGCTCGCACGGGTAATCTTAAGCAGGGCAAGCAGATCAATCCCGACAAATTTTTACCGGTTTAAGGAGTAGATCATGTGCGGCGGTGCAGCAAGTACGAGTCAATCGAAGTCCCCGATGGTGGGCGGTAGCCAAGGAATGCTCGGTGGCTTTGGTGGTATGGCAGGGATGCCGACGCAGGGGATGGTGCAGTCTGCCTTTGGCGGAAATCAGATGCAGCAGCAAGCCATCCAAGGTATACAACCGATGCAGAATCTTGGCGGCATGTTTGGCGCGATGTCTCCGTCAACCGGAACATCGCAGTCTGCCTTTGGCGGGAATCAGATGCTCGGACAAATGCAGAACGCGCAGAACATACAGCAGCCGATGCAGAATCTTAGCCTCGGTCAGTTACTGCCGCTCTCACAGGGTTTGCAGCAGATGGGGCCGATGCAGCAGCAAGCGGCGAATCAACTACAGGGACTTACGACACCGTTTCTTAACGCGCCGCAAATGCAGCAAACCATGCCAAATGTTAGCGGTCTGTTCGGCAATGTTCAGAACGCGACTCAGGCTCTTCCGGGCGGTGGCCCCGGCGCGTTGTCTGGTGCAGGTGGACTCGCTTCTCTGGCTCACCCACAGGCTCAGACGGGCTTGGCGCATTACGGCCCGCAGAATCAGGGTCACATGTAATGAACTATGTGGTCAGACCCGTAGTGAAGTCCGCCGATGAATTTAGTCGGTTAGTCAACTTGCTGATCGGTTTCGCGCGCGAGCACGAGATGGGTCGGTTGAGTGCTAAAGGGTTTGATCTCAGCAAAGCGATTCCTTGGGTCGCCAACTGCGTGGAATGCGCTGCATGGGTTGCGGAATCTGATACTGGAGAATTGGTCGGGACTATCGGGCTGTACCAGACGAGTCCTTGGTATTCGAACGAGGCGTACTACACCGATGGGTGGTTGTATGTAACTCCAGAATACCGGAACTCTAAAGTCGCTTCGACGCTTTTGGCAGAGGCTAAGGCTTTTGCGGAGGCGAACGATAAGCCATTGGTCGTGGGCATATTCAGCACAGAAGACACAGAACACAAATTACAGATGTTGCAGCGTCGAGGCTTTAAGCTGATCGGCGGCACACTACTTTCTGGAGGCTAACACTATGTGTGGCGGCGGAAGCAGCGGTCCTAGTACATCGACCGTACAAAATACGAACATCCCTGACTACTTACAGGGGCCAGTCCAACAGATGATTGGACAGGCGCAAGCCCTCACGGCTGCGAACACCCAGTATCACCCGTTCCAAGGTCAGGGTCTTGGCGGTACGCAAGTTGCCGGGATGTCCCCCTTGCAGCAACAGGCGGCACAGGGCATACAGAATATGCAAGCGTCGCCGTATGTAGGTCAGGCGGGTGCGTTAGCGGGCATGGCAGGTACGAATCAATTCACGGGTAACAACGTGAACCAGTACATGTCGCCGTACGTTCAGGATGTCGTTAATCAACAGCAGCAAGCCGCGATCCGCAGTTACGCGCAGCAGTTGCCGGGGCTTGCCAGTACGGCTACCAACCAAGGCGATTTGGGTGGTTCGCGTGAAGCGTTGATGCAAGCCAACGCACAGCAGGGCCTTCAAAATCAGTTGGCTAACATTCAAGCGACTGGACTTCAGAACGCGTATACGAACGCGCAGCAGCAGTTTAATACGTCGAACCAACAGGAACTTGCGGCGGCTCAGCAGTTGGGTGCCATCGGTCAGCAGGACTACGCGCAGAACGCCGGTATCCTTCAGGCACAGATGGGCGCAGGCGCGACGGAACAGCAGGACCTCCAGAACCTGTACAACGCGCAGTATCAGAACTACCAGAACTCCATAAACCAGCCGTACGCGCAGCTGTCGTACCTGAGCGAGTTGATCCGCGGTGGTTCCCCTGCATCGTTGGGTGGTCAGTACACGTCGTCGGTCTATCAGTCGCCCATGAATACAGCGATGCTCGGTGCGTCGGCTCTGACGGGATCGGGTGGCTTGGGTAGCCTGTTCAGTTCCGGCGCGGCATAAGAGAAGTACCATGCAAAACATTACACCGAACGATGTGACGGGCATTGCCGCGCTAGATCCTCAGTACATGATGAAGGCGCAGCAGGTTGCGGGCTTGCCGTTGGATAAGCAGATTCAGTCATTGCTTGGCGACGGCAATTTGGATCCGCGCACCGTGGCGCTCGTGCTGAAGGCGCGCAAACTGAAAGAACTGAGCAGTGCGGGTCTTAAGCAGGTGAACCCTGCCACGGTCAGTCAGGAAGTGGATCAAGCGATCAACAACTATACCGCGACCCATGCCCATGCACAGAACGGTCTGGCAGGGATACCCCTGTCCGCCAACATGTTCGGTCACGAGTTGGATCAAGACCCCGTGCAGGGTAAAGCCAATGGTGGTCTCATTGCGTTTGCGGCGGGTGATGTTGTTCCCCCTGCGAACGGTGTATCAAGTTTCAATCCAATGTTCTCGGACAACGCGGGCTACGGAATGCCAATCTTGTCTCAGGATGAGTTCAGGCAGCTTGCGCAGACGAATCCTCAACCGCAGCAGCCGCAGCAACAACAGATCGCGGGTATAGATCCTAAGTTAGTCAGTCAGTATCTGACGGGGGCACTGGGCGCGAAAGATCCCACGCTCACGGCATTGAGCGGTATTGATACGCGTCTTATCAAACCGAACTACGCGGATCTTGATAGACACATTGCGGACGCGGAACGAATTTCGAAACTCACTGCGCCTAAAGGTGACGAGCAGTCTTATATTGATGAGGCAATGAAGTTTGCGCAAGACCATGGTATGAACCAAGGCGAAGCCGAGGCCATGGTCACGATGGCGCGTTACCGTGACCAAGTCACGGAGTACAACTCAGACAAGAACGCGAGCAAGCGTGGCTTGACCAAGGCGAGTGGTGACATTGCGGATACTGCGATGAACCTTTATGAGAAGCACTTGCCGATCAATAACGTGCAGGGCGCGCTGCTCTCCTTGGCGATTGCGGGCAAGGACGTTGCCAACTCCAAGACGGAATCGCAGAAGGCGCTCATGGAAGCGCAACGTGACACGGATCTCAAGACCGCAGAACTCAAGTCCGCCATGTATAAGAATGAGGTGAGCGCACAAGGTGAAGGACGTAAAGAGTTCCACGAAGCCTTGGTGGGCTACAACGACGCAAAACGTCGTGAAGACGAATTGATTAGATACAAGACGTCGGAAGACACAGCGGCTCTCCGTGGGCAGCAATCGCTCAAAGCAACTGTGGGGGTTAACACTGCGCTAGTGCGTAACCCAGCGTTTGCCTATCAAGCCGGACTCAACCAGTTGGCGGAGCAAGAGGCGGCGGCACAGGCCGAAGGTCCGGCGGGTGCGGCTAAGGTGACTGCGATCCAAGAAGCGCGGAATCGCTTGACGGCTCTGCAAGGTAACGCGGTTGCCACGACCCCAACGGGATACGCGGCTAACACAAAAGCACAAACACAATCGCAAATTGCGCAGTGGATGATGGCTTCTCACGAGCGCATCGCGGCGATGAAGGACACCGAGATCATCAAACTGGAATCTGAATTGGCGAGTTTGCCTGATATCTCGGACAATCCGATGCTACAGGGTATGCGGACTCAGCTGCAGAACACCATTAACTCGCGTAAATCGCAACTGGGTCTTACAGGCGCAGCATCTGCCTCGACGGTGAACCCGCGTCGTATCACCATAGCCGGAACTTGGTAGTAAACTATGGCGCAGTTCAAAGTCATAGGATCTGACGGGATTAAATACGTCCTTGAAGGTCCAGCTGACGCGACGCCGCAAGAGTTGGAAGAGGCTCTGAACCAACAAGCGTTCGGGCATTCAGGGGCGGCTGCGGCTACCCCTGCTGAGCCGCAGCAAACCCAATCGGACGGTGTCTGGGGCGCGCGTCTTAAGGCCGCAGCAGAAGCCATGCCAAGTACGGTCGCCGCTATTACATTGGGTGGTAGAGCTGCGGCGGCAGTACCCGGTGGCCCCTATGTCAAAGGCGCTGTCGGTTTAGGTGTAGGTTTGGGTACGGCGCTCCTATCAGATGAGGCTAAAGACTACCTCATCGATAAGTTCCCTGAGACGGCGAAGGCTCTGGGCGTCGATAAAGAAACTCGCGCCAAAGAACAAGCGAAAGACCCATACGGACAGACTATCGCTGCCGCTGTGCCCGGATTCCTTGCCTTCACACCTGAAGGCTTGATGAAGAATGCGGCGGGAGAATCCGCCAACGTCTTCTCTAGATTCCTACGTTCTTACAAGGGCGAGGCGGGGGGCAATGCCGCCATGAACGCGGGTATTCAAACCGCGATAGGCGCAGGATCGCAGTTGTGGCACAACGACGGCGACTTGAGCAAAGTGGACTGGTCGCAGGTGGGTCTCCAAGCGGGACTCGGCGCGCTGCAAACCAAGCCGACGAAGTTCGGCAATTACCTGACGGGGCATCCTGAAATCTCTGCAGCCGCTACCCCTGCAAAAACCCCGGTGACGCCCCCGCCCCCGGGCGATGAAGACGTCTTGCCGCCGAACGTATTCCCGCCGAGCCAGACTCCGAACGAGCCACCGACCAACGGCCCACGCCGCTTGCGTCCTGACCCGAACGAGATGGAGCAGAGCGCGCCGCCTCCCGGGGCTGATCGCATAGCCTTCTATGAAGACGACATGCGTCAGCGTTCAGAGTCTAGAGCGGCAGACGATGCCATCACGATGGGCAATCTAGCCACGCAGGTTAAGAAAGACATCGGCCCCGTGGACAATCTGATCACCAAGTATCAGAACATGTGGCAACCGATCAAGCGGTTGTTCAACCAGATGTCGAAGCACCCGGATGGGCCTAAGACGATCATCAGCGGCCCTGATGCAAACGATCTGTATCCTATCCTTGCCAACATGGACAGCGTTGCGGAAGCGCTTGCTAACGAACACGTAGCAGACCCCGCGCGCGAGTATCTGGGTGCAATCAACGACTTGTCGCAAGCGAAGAATCTTAACTCTCCACGCCTTGCCGCAGACATCCTGTCCGAGTATCTGATCGCGCAACACGCCGACGCCCGTCGTACGGAGTTGTTCTTGCGCTACCGTCCGCTGAAAAACGAACCTGTCGTTGGCGCTTACGGCGGTCCTGAATCCATGGACGAGGTCATTGACGGCGAGAAACGCGGGCAACCTATGCCTAGCCCTAATGATTTACGCAATACGGCTTTGCGCGACGCGATGAAGATTGCGAGCGATCCCAATCTGACGACAGAAGATAAGATCCCTCTGCTTAAGCAGTTGGGCGATCACTTGCGCGAGATCGTGTACGACCCTGCCAACGTAGACCCGTACGGCGCTACGAAGCACCCGGAGTACATGAATCGTGAACCGGGACAACCGATGCCCACGGACTGGGCGTCTGCCGTCTATGCCCCTGCCGAGAATACTGATCCGACGCGCATGTCGGTTATCCGGCAGTTGATGGATCGGGATCTGGCAGACCCGACCGTCGGCCCTGTCTTAGAGCGCGCGTTGACAAAGCATAAAGAACTGATCCAGATCACGAAGGATCTTCAGCGGCAAGGCGGCAAGTGGAACGGTACGCTCGACGCGTTGACCGACGGGTTCTACCGTTGGGGCGATACGTACACCCCGTTGAAGTCGCGCTTTGGCGATCAGGATCCGACCAACCTTGCCGGTACGCACAGCTATGGTGACGTGGCAGGGTTCACGGAAGGCTTCGGTGGCGGTAAGCACATCACCGAGAACACCGCGCTGCAAACGATTTATGACGCGTACAACGCTGCGCATACGGCGAGCCGCGAAGGTGTAACGCTCCGCGTTAAGAACCTAATCGAACAAGGCTATCTCCCCGGTGAATACCTTGGAGACATCACAGCGCCGGATCGCTTCTTGGCGACCAATGCCGAGTTGAAACAAGAATTTCCGCGTCTGTTTGGCGGCGACACCATCTATCACATGGGCGATGATGGCACCGCGCACGTTTACAGGATCAAGGATCAAGCGGTCTTGGATGGCATTCGCCGTCCGATTGAAGACCCGCCTAGCCTTGCATTGCGCGCTCTGCAAAGCATCACAGGGTTAGTCTCAAACCAATTGACTCGTTTGCGTCTAACGTTTGCGCCGTGGAACTTCCTCAAGCACTCGTTGATGAACGCCTACATCCTGCCGAATGAATACGCAGGAGAGATCAGTAAGTTCCAGTACCCCATCGAAGTCGCTAAGAATATGCGGCACATGGCGAGTAAGAATATTCTTGGCGACATGCAAAGACTTTCGTTGTTGTACAGACAAGGTAAGTTTACCGAGATCAATCGACTGGCGGCTGAGAATCCATTCGTCAAAGACGCGTTTGAATTCCTTCAGTATGGCGGCAAGGCTGCATATATGCATGCCATGGACGTCGATAAGGGTTACAAGTATCTCGAGACCAACTTCAGCAACAACAAGTTAGTGCGCGGTGGTTCAAAGGCGTTAGAAGCCCTCGACAAGATTCTGGATACGTGGTCGGATGGATGGGACTTCGTCAGCCGTGGTACGGCGTACAGTCTGGCAAAGCCGATTGAGATTAAGCGGCAGACCGATATTGCTTTAGCGCAGAAGCATAAGGCCGCACTTGAAGAGGCGTACAAATTAAAAGAAACAACTGCAAGAATACAGGGTGGCACACGCGACCAGATGGAGGAGCGGTCTCAGTTAACGCCGGAAGAGACAGCGGATGTTATCAGCAAGGTGCAACTGACACCGGAAGAGTTAGCAGACGTCGAAGATAACGCGAAGCGTCACGCGGCGTTCCGCGCTAAGGAGTTGGCGAACTTTAGTCTGCGAGGCAGCAAGAGCCGCGTCCTGTCATCGCTCTACGCCTTCATTCGCCCTGCCATGACAACGGCGGTGAAAACTGCTGAGAGCTTCGGCACCCTGCGTTATCTCGTTCCTAAGTACGGCGAGGAATTACTGGGCAAGGCGATCGACAATGAGTTGCTCCCGCAAGATCGCCAGAATCCTCGCTTGCGTGAAGCCGCTGCGCAACGTCTTTTGACAGAGGCCAAGCGTTGGCAGTTGGTCTCCAAGGGGCTATTCGCGGCGGGTATGGCGTCGTATGTAATGTCGTACCACATGTCTGATGAGGACGCGCAGGGGCGTAACCGCATCGCTGCCGGTAAGAAAGACATGTGGATCCGCAACATCAACTTCGCCATCCCGGGCAGTAAGAAGTTGTTCTCTCTGCCTGTGGGCTTCGGCCCCGGCGGCATCGTAGCCATGGGTGCGCAGACGGCAGCTTACATGATGGGCCACCAGACGACCTCAGAGTATCTGGGTAACTTGGGCCGCATCGGTGCTGAAATGTGGTCGCCGATTCAGCCGTCGATGATTAAACCCGCAGACCATCCGATGCAGTTCATCGCCGATACCATCGCGCCCACGCCTGTCAAAGCGGCGTTCGAGTCTGCCATGAACATGAACTCCATGGGCAACCCGATCTACAACACGCGCCAGAGTAAGATCGCGGAGTCTATCTCGGGTGGCGGCAGCGTCCCGCAGATCTACAAGGACTTCTCTGGCTGGCTCTACCGTGAGCATGGGTGGGACATACCTCCCAACCTGCTGTACTTCGAAGCCACGAACTACATGGACGGCGCGGCAGACATGGCGACTCAAGCGTACGAACTGCGCGAGGGCCTCGCCAACATGTTCAGCGGAGGCCAGAAGGGTAAGTCAATCGACCCCAAGGTCTTCATGGGATCGTTCTTGCGCAACGACGCCAACTACGACTCGGAGAACTACGCGTCGGTCAATCAGAAGATCGGCGAACTGTCGCAAGGCGTAGAGACGGGCAAATTAGACCCGCGCGTCATGGAGCGCATGTACAGGGATCACCCAGAAGCGCAAGCGGCGATCGCTGCGTTCCGTACGAACCTGCACGACATCAACACCATCGAGCACGAGATCAAGTTGCTTCGAGCAAGCCCGAATCTGCCCACTGAGTTGAAAAACCAAATGATCGACTTCAGAACGAACCAACTCAATTTGCAGAAACGGATCGCTATGTACCGCGCAGAGCCGTTCGGTATCACGCCCTAACGGACGCGCCACGTCCTAACGCCCAGACATCCTTCATGGATGGTCACGATCGATCGGGTCTTGTACTTGGCCTTCTTCGATCGTGTATCGATAACGTAGATCATCTGGGCGGGTTTGAGGGTGGGGATAAAGAAACTATCCCCAACCTTCATGGCTTCGAACGGTAGGAGCCATTCCGGCTCCGGCACTTCATTCTGTGTCTGGTTGGACATCAAGCACACTCGCAAAGACATAGACGTTGATTGACGGTGTCGCGCCCGTACCTGTGCGCCATCCAGACGACAGGCGACGCTTCTCGGTGCCGATCAGAATCTTCTCCTTCTCCAAGGAGACCTCGAACTCGCGGCTGCTAACCTGCCGTTCGCTCAAGAACTTCTTGAACTCCGACTTGTTGATGTAGACCCGACTCGTCGAGGACTCGAAGCGACCCACAAGGAACGAACCCTTGGGTTCCGCGACGATCCGCTCCTGATCGAATATCAGGAAGCTCTGGAGGTTCTTGTAGTAGAACTCCGTGATCAACGCCTTGTAGTCTACGTTGGCAGGTTTAACGGTCTTGTCGCGGATCTGGATCATGTTGACGATCACGACGTTGTAGATGCGTTCCAGATCAAGGTCGAGTATCCCTGCCTCCATGGCAAGTTCACCCCCGGCAAAGTCGGAGGCGATGGTGTTCATGTAGAACCGATACTCGCTCTGCCCACCGTAGTCCTTGGTGAACCGCGTGACCCACTTGGTCAGCACCTTCGATACGTACGCATCGCCAACCTTGAACAGGTGCTTCACATACTCTGGCCCCGCCCATCCATAGTTGGTGCGGAAGACATCGAAGATCTTGTTGCCGATGGTAGGGTCAGCCTCCATCTGTGGCGGCTTCTTCATGGAGAACTCAATCAAGCGCGCGAGTTCGCCCTGTGGGCTGCTCTTGTACGCAAACAGTTTGTCGTACAACGATTGGTTCGAGGTGAACGCCCCTTGCATGGACGCCGACATCTCTAAATCGCGCTCAGCGTCTACGGAGGACTGCATACGCAGCTTCGCCTTACCCTGCGAGATCCGGTGCAGGATCTTGGACAAGGCTTCCCCGGAGATGTTCGACGCCTCGTCGAGGCCAAACAGAATGTTCTTGAGCGCCAGATATCGTCCGATATGGGCGTTATCTGTCGCTACGCCTTCGAGGATGGATATGTTATAGGGGTCGCAGAACACGCTCAGACCTGCGTACAGCGCGCCCGTCTTACCTACACCGGAGTCAGTACTCTGGTAACAGATCGACGATCCGGGCGTTGAGGTCAGGTGCATCAAGACCGATCCAAACCCTTGCAGGAGACCTAGCGCGTGGAGTTCGAACCCCGGCTCGTTGAGCGCGCGGGCAGAGGCTTTCCACGCATCGTACGAACCTACGCGCCGAACTAACTTGGCAACGTTCTTGATCATGGGTGATGCCGCCATAGGGCGTTCAGTCCCATCCTTGCTGACTTCGAGATCACCCAGAACAAAGGCGTCTTTCTCTTCAGTCCAGCCCATTTGCTTGCGCATGATTTCCGCCTTTTCTTTCCGTTGCAAGTACACGTCCCATTTGGTGATGTACTCGTAGAGTTTTTGCGTCTGCGAGATATGGAAGTTGACTCCATTCTCGGCGAGGATCTGCTTCAGCTTATCGAACGTATAGACGTGCTTGAGCGGCAGCAGGAAGTCGTTCACAGGATCGTGCGGCAGGATATGCCGCATGAGCAGACACTCCTTGTCGGATCCTGCGATCATTCGTTTGATCGGATACAGATCGTTCGAGGTCAGGCAGATGGGATCTTCGCGGTCGCCATCGTCGTCTGCGGGAGGCATATAGAACACGCCCCCTGCCCTGCCGCGTACGAACGGCCTCAGCTCCTTGGGGAACACTGAAAGTGTTTGGGAATCCGAGTCGATCCGAACTGCGTCCTCCGCAGAGGTTTCTCGGGCTTCGGCGAACCGTCTGCCGAGGTCAATCGGAGAATGGGAACGGAGCGACCCTCTGAGGGCGCAGCCCACACAAGCGGCGGGATTTTCTTTTTCAAACGCACTGCAACTGTGTGCCCACTTGGCGTTGTCAAGTGACTGTTTGGCTTTACGCTCTGTAACTTCACGACTGTACCCCGGATGGTCTTCCGACATTAGATGGATGGCTTCCGCGCCATCTACACAACGAATCGCTACGGACAACCCCGCGTACCACAACGGCTCGCGCAAGGTCTTGGCTTCTTCGAGAATGTACTTGATCTGGTTGCAGCCCTTGCCGTTTAGGCTGCGCAGCGCGATGTCCTCGAAGTAATACTCGAAGTTGTCTTTGAATACGATCGTGTTGTCATCTAACCCCTTGGTCGCTGCGGCAAGGATGTCAGTGATAACCGGAGGAACATCGACGATGCCTAGCATGTCCTTAAACATGCTGAAGTCGTACTGATAGATTTCCTCGTCGAGCAACCGCGCCAACTTGGGCGGGTCTGTCTTGTAGTTGTATGTGTTCGGGCAGCGCATGATGCGACACGCATCTGCGGTCACAGAGGGATCGATCTTTAATCCGCGACCAACGCAGTAGTCTTTGAACTTCTGCGCATACGCTTGCCATTCATAAATGTTGACGTCTTCTTCGAACAACCAATAAGCATGGACGCCAGTTCCCGAGTCCAGCCGCACGGGCGGCGGCAGGTCAGCTTCTGATACGAACGCGCTCAGCGCTTGCAATGCTTCCTGCTTGCTCGTGTAGCAAACGGTTCCATGGTTGACGTCTAGGTCAATGAAGAATGACCGCGAGTAACTCGCGTAGTCCTTCTTGCGTGAGTGGGCTGAAAATGAGTTCGGTGTTACATATACGCTGAGTCCCTCCTGCTTCAACGATTCGACTGTGATCATCAAGGCATCGATTGTTTCTGCGAACCTATGACGGACAAGTCCGTCTCTGGTAATCCCTGCGGCGCAATAGACACCCTGCGTTGGCAATGCTTTCTCGTAAAATTGTTTTTCCATAATGCCATTTTGCAGCGATAAAAAAGGCGGGACACCGCATTCGGTGCCCCGCCAACCGAGAGACTATTAGATCTTTACCCCCGTGAGATTCTCGATATACGCCTTGGCATCTTCCATGTTCGTACACGGGAGGCGTCCGGTCTGTGTATCGGATTCCACGAATTCGATAAATAGTTCTACGATCTTAAACTTGTTCTCGCGGATCCCGCGCCCACGGAACCATCCATAGACGGTCGTAGGCGAGGTCTCCAACGCAACAGCGGCATAGGCAGCGGGGATGTTCGCAGCAACGCAAGCGCGCGCCAGTCGCAGCCCCAACTTGTTGTCTTCCTTCTTGCCGAGTTCCAACAAGAACTGTTCGCTATATGTCCGTGCCATGTTAACTCTTCTTGCCCTTTGACCACTTACGGACAACGTCAGGGATGTCCGCACCCTCGCCGAGCGGCTTCTTCGTTTCACGTAGTACCGGTTCAGCGACCTCTTCAGCGGCCTCTGCAACCGCTGCTTCACGCGTCGTCATGCCATCGATCACCGTGCCACCCAACGGACGACGTGACAGTTCAGGAGCCAACGCAGGAGCCGGCGCATCATCCATCTTGTAGACGGTCAACCGAATCGCAGCTTCCGCTACGGCGGTCTTGCCCTGCTCAGCCACGATGTCGAGCACCTCTTTGCTGACGGCGGCGACAGGCGAGAACAACACGCGCGGTACAGGCGACTTGGTATCGAACTGCATCTTGGTGACGACGTTCGAGCCGCTGATGTTGTGGTTGGCAAGCATCTGCATATACGGACGGAAAGGCCACTTGCCATCCTCTTCCTTGCCGAACGACGACGTCGCCGGGAGAACCAACTGCATGACGTCGCCATCTGGATCGTCCGGCAGTACAACCGCCGTACGCCACGACAGACGACAGGCCGTGCCCGTACCGCCCTGACCCGAACCCTTCACACTGTGCGGGCAGGAGTCGCAGGTACGCGCTTGCGGCGTATCGACGTCATCATCAGGCGTCTTGCTATCGGTTGACCAACAGACAGGCGCAGCCTTCTCGCCCTCGACGTAACGGCCCGTGTAGAACTGCCGCGACGGGTTCGGTGCCATGCGCGCGAAGATCACGTTTATGTGACGTGCTTCGATCGAACCGACTTCCTTACCGCCCACGATCTTACGGAACACGCCGCCCTTGATGCTGATGCGCTTGCTACCGCCACCCGCACCGGCTACCGCACGGGTCTGCTCATCGACTCCCTTGACGATGGTGGACAGGCTGGACTGAATCGACTGAATAAGATTGGTGCTCATATTACTCTTCCTCTTTCTTACTGGATTTACGAACTGTGACTGCGAACTCGCGCATTACGTTAACGCCGGGGGGCAAGCCCTCGCCGGGATGATCGCTCATGAACTGCTTGAAGTTACCCTGATGGATACGACGCTCAAACAACTCAACGGCTTCATGCTCCAAGACGAACTGCTTAAAGCCATCCCAATCGTTGCAGTAGAAACGCTCATTCAATTTACGACTGACCGTACCGTGACTCGTTCGGATACTGTCAGCATTCATCGCATTGCAGACTCCAAGCATCAATGCTTCGATCTCTGCCATGTCGGCCTTTAACGCCTTATCCTGATCCTCATAGACTCTGGTGATCCGCTCGCGCTCTGCGCGAATGGCGAGGTACGCCTCCACCATTTCCTCAACACTGATTTCACTCATTGGTTTCCAACTCCCTTTTGTACAAGTCCACTAACTTACTGTGACTGTCTACTTTGCCTTGCAGCATGGCGTAGACTTTCTTCTCAACTTCGCTGCCCTGCAAATGCACCACCGTCATGGAGTTCTTCTGACCTACGCGATCGATACGACCGATGCACTGTAGGTAAGTCTCCACCGACATGACAGGCGACCAGAACACAATCGTATCCGCTGCGGTAAGCGTGATGCCGTGCGACGCAGCTTGCGGCTGAATAACAAGCACTCGCGGATCGTCTTGCTTCTGAAACCGTTCAATGATCTCCGCACGAGTTCGCGCAGTGACATCACCGTTGATGATCTCACTCGTGTATCCGCTTGCCGTGAGGTTCTCATGCACCACCGTGATGGTGTGATTGTAGGGGACGAATACTATAACCTTGTTTATGGTTTCATCAAGCACTTCTTTCAGTTCGTTGATGCGTGGCTTAATGTCGAATTCGACGATGTCCTTCTTATCTGTATAGACAGCACCACCCGCAATCTGTAGCAGCTTGCTGAGTGACGCAGCGGCATTGACCGCGCTGACTTGTTCACCTGCGGCTTCAACCTGCATCTGTGTCTTCAGCGCGCGATAGTATTTCGCTGCTTGGGCAGACATCGGTACGTCACGGGTCTGGTACATAACCTCTGGTAGATCAAGGCACTCTGCCTTGGAGAACCGGATCGCAGGTTGCAGTGCATCAAACACCATCTGCCGCGCCGTCAACTTCGGTATCCACTTGAAGCGCGTGAGTTGCACCATGACCTTGTCGCGCCACGCGGTGACATACTTCGGCACACGATGCGGCGATACCAATCGCGCCAAGCCAAAGGCGTCTAACGGACTTTGACTTGCCGGGGTGCCTGTCATCATCCACAGGCGCGTTGTCGGCTTGATCAACTTCGAGAGCCGTCTCCAACGCTGCGTCGTTGCGGTCTTGTAGGCATTGGCCTCATCAACAATGATCAGGTCGAAGCCACCCGCTGCGATCTCATCCATGACGACGCCAACGCCATCGAAGTTGATGATCACAAACTCGTAGTCGCCTTGGATAACCTTCGCGCGCTTAGCCTTGTCACCGTGAGCCACCGCTGCTTTGCGGTGCATCGCGGTCTTGAAGATGTCTGCTTGCCATGCCGAATACATGATCGACAACGGACAGATCACCAACACGCGCTTCACTAGCCCGAGCGTCATCAGATAGTCCGCAGCCCAGATGGCAGCGGACGTCTTGCCTGTACCTGCCTCGTTGAAACAGAACGCGCGTTGACGCAACGACAAGTACGCCGCTGTGGTCTTCTGGTGCTCGAACGGCTGGAACATCCCGGGCCAGTTGTAGTCACGCAATATCGGCGAAGGAACCGACTCGTCGGCTTTATCCTTCTGATCGAAGTACTGCGCGAGCCACGCCATCTCATCGTAGTCCCAACAGACTACGATGTCGGCCTTACCGTCTTCCTTAACAATCAACTCACTCCTCTGAAGGACTGATAAAACTTCTTCTGCACTTTCCCACGGAAGCGCCATGCGCACCGCAGTGTCTTCGACTAATTCCATTACTTCATTGCTCCACTAGGCTTACGCTTAAAGGATCGATTCTTACTGGGCGGTTCCAACCGGACACCGTCCTTGTTGCTGCCACCTTTGCTGAGCGCCTTTACATGGGCAACGTCCTTGCCCTTGCGATTGACGCCCTTCTTGTCGAGCGCGCGTCGAGCACGTTGCCGCTCCATACGGTCTTCGTGTTCACCACGCGCCATCTGCATCTGATACTCGTGCTTATACGGACGAGGACTCTTGGTGTAGGGCATGATCACTCCTTATTGAATTCGCAACTCTTAACAGGGCACCACCGACACAACGGTGTCGGATTTGCTACCCACCAATCGGCTTCGAATGAGTGCGCCAGACGGGTTAGGTCTGGTGTGAATACCCCCCACAAGTCCAGTATCTTGTTGCGCGCGTAGTCCTCCGTTAGGAAGCTGTTGTGCGCAACGAATAGCAAACCTGCTTTGACCCGCACGACTTTGGGGAAGTGCGCGAAGGTCATCAACGCCATCAACTTCAACTGTTTCGGATCCGGGTACTTGTTGCTCCCGGTTTTGTAGTCAACGATGAACGCGGTGTCTTCATCGATGACCATGAAGTCAACGATGCCCCGTACCCAATAGTCGGGCGAATCAAACTCACAAGGCAGTTTGTCTGCACTGAGCGCCATCTTGTATTCGAGGTATCGTTCACCGGGAATCTCCAGTAGTGCATCAATCTGTGGCTTGAACTTCAGATAGAACCTCGGCAGTTCCTTCCCATCGCGCGCGTAGTCTTCCAACGCCTTGTGGACGTCGGTGCCGTACTGCATCTGCTGCGAGACCTTGACCTCGTAGTTCTTGAGGTTCTTCACCTCGTTGAACTGACGGGGACAGTTGAGGTACTGCTTGAGACCGCTAAACGACCACTTGATCATTCTGTTTCCAATTCACTGGAAGTGAGTTTGATGAACACCGGAGTATTCTTGCCCACCCATGCCCCTGTGACGTTGAAGTCCATGAACTCGGAGGCTTCTTCGTGAGACATATGATCGCGCTTCATCAAGATCGCAATGCACTTGTCCCAATCGTATACAGCCAATTGAGTATTGAACTGATAGCCGACGCCGATCAACGCGGCTTCAAACCCGTTCGCGTACAGCGCTTCCATTAACACTCTCCGTATGTATGTCCCCACTTCGCTTCGCAAGCGACGGGCAGACCCTCTGCCCAATCCGGTGGAGTAGACATGCACTCAATGATCCATTGCAGCGCAGCATCTTTCTCATCCTCGGATACCACGCACACTACCGCGTCATGAACGGTCAATGCAACAGAATACCTCTCGGCTACTCTAAGCATCTGATGTCCAACGATAATGCGCGCGAGGGCTTGGACGATGTTCTCGACCATCGCGCCACCCCAGATGTTGACGGGGCCGCGCCGCGAGTCATAGATCATCCGATCGTCGTTGCCGAGCCGCAGTTTCGGGTAGCGAATATACAGGCCGTTGGGCAGCTGAATGCCCGTGTCGGTATCCACCCATACGGCGTTGACTCCGTTGGAGTTTGTGCGTCCAAGGCGAATGTGAGCCGACTCGCTGTACATCATTTGACGCAGCGCAGCATCACAGTCGCTCCACAGTTCGGGGATGCGGTAGTTGAGTCCTCGGTACAGCGCGACGGTATCTTTGCACTCGCGTTCGTTCAGCACGGCACCGCCCTGTGCGAGGGTCTGCTGTAATTTCTTGGCACCA